CCTCTCTCAGTCACTGAAGTGGTGGAGAGTTACATCCTACCTACTTCTTACGCTGGGGCTCCTCTTTTCGCTCGTAATGAGTTGGTCCTGGATGCCGGGACACGACTCGCTGAACGCATTATTGACGGTACTAGGGGGTTTGATCCCTATGTGTTTGGCCGTCGGGTTCAGCCTGGTGCTGCTGGTCCAAAGACTCGGCTGGTATGGATGGCGCCGCTTCCTACGACTATTGTGGGGACGCGTTACAGCAAACGAGTCATGGAAGCACTTTCGCGAAGAAGGCCGTTTGTTTGGGGTCTTCGAGGGCATGAACAGGGTGCGATCATCAGCGAAATCGAATCGCGATTCCGATACGTCTACTCATTAGACTTCTCGAAGTTCGATTCAACTATTCCTGCTCGCATGATTGATGACGCTTTCCGTGTGGCGCGGACGCATCTAGATCTTGACGAAAAGGAAATGGGTGTATGGCGAAGATACGTCAACGACTTCATCCACTCACGTATCATTGCACCGGATGGCCATGTGTATCAGAAACACCGTGGTGTACCTAGCGGTAGTGCTTTTACTAGCATTATCGACTCCATCGTGAATCTTATTCTCGTATCTTATATGTTCGAGAAGATCACAGGCCACTCTTTGAGTCACGACCGCGTTCTGGTGATGGGTGACGACGTCATCGTAGGATCAAATACGCGAATTGACCTCGGTCAGTTGGCGTCAGCGGCTAGTGATCTGGGCTTTGTCTTGAGCGTCGAGAAATCGACGATCACGGACACGTCGCGTGAGGCCAGGGCGTTTGATGACAATCACACGCATTTCCTGGGACACTGGTGGGTTCACAGTCAACCCCACCGTCCTACGAAGGAACTTCTTCAAAGGATGGTATACCCTGAACGACACAAGAAGCGTGTTCCTGGCGAGCATCTCGTTCGAATAGCTGCTTATGCCATGACATGCCGAGAGGGTAGGGAACTCCTCGGTGCGGTGTATCCACATCAAGACGTGATTCAAAGTTACATGCGTCTTGCTGATGCACTCCAGCTTTCTGGATGGAACGATGACGATGACGTCTCTGATGTTGACCTTCCAGGTCAATTAAGACAGCGGCGCCGGGTTGAAG